TTTTTCAAAATGCCATCGCATGCACAGGATTGTGGTCAGTCTTGTCATAAATTGCCGCTTTTGGGGGAGACCATTGCCCGCCCATCTTCTTTAGGACAATACCGAAAACGGAGCCGAGATAAACGACCATGTAAACAACGCATCCGGCACTCTTAACATCTCCGGCGTCATCATCGGTGGAAACGGCGCGATAAATGCTCTGAAGGCCATGCGTGACTCACGAGACATCATCACCTACATTGGCGTCACACGTATGTCTAACCTTGTCTTCACGAGTCTCAAGTTTGACCGCGATCACAAGAATCGGAACGGCGCATCCTTCTCCGCGACTCTGAAGCAGGTGCAGATCAGCTCTGCAGAGTACGTCCCAGCGGACGGAGAACTGCCCATGACCAGCCAGGATGATGGAAAGTCTGACGACCAGCAGCTGGCGAAAACAACTAACGCTGGCCTGACAACTGTTTCGCTGCAATCCGTGAGTTCTGCCAGTGTGGAGCGGCACGGAGAGGCGTACACGCAGCTCAGCAGCTCCGCGCCGCTGACGAGGCGAACCGGGGCCTACAACGGCCTTGCCGTGTAAGGAGGGGACGAACATGGCCTTGCAGCTGATAGACCTGAACGCCGATGTGCAGTATATCGCTATCGACGTATCACGGGTGCCGTACACGTTCTCGGTGAAGCTGACCGACCGGACTTACGCCTTTACGATCAAGTACAACGCCGCCGGGAAATTCTTCACGATTGACCTGTATGACGTGAACGGGAACGTCCTTGCCTTCGGGGAAATCGTCCGCTACGGACGTCCCCTGTTCAATGTGGTGGAGGACGAGCGATTCCCAATCCCGGTCATCATCCCCTCCTGCATCACCGGCAACAGCGTTTCCGAGGTCACATGGGAGAACTTCGGGAAGGATGTAAAGCTCTACCTCCACGAAAGGAAAGTGGAATGATATGGTTTTCTGGATTCGGGCCGCCACGCTGACCATCGGGAGTAACAAATACGACTTGGACGGGATGAACTTCACCTTTGACATCCCCTTCGAGGACAGCGACGAGCCTCCGGTGGCCACAGTAACTGTGACAAACTTGTCAGCCAACACCCGCAACAGCATCCAAAAGGACGATCCTGTGATTTTGAACGCCGGCTATCGTGGGAATGTTGGCTGCATCCTTGTCGGCAAGGTCGTTGGTCTGAAGCACAAGCATAACAACGTGGACTGGACCACCACTTTGACTGTCCAGCCCTGCGCCGAGGAAATCCTGGGGCGGATCGTTAACAAGACCTACACGGAGAACATGAAGGCGTCAGCCATGGTCCGGGACCTGCTGAACATCTTCGGCGTGGAGGTCGCCAAATGCGAACTGTCCATTGACAACACCTACCCGCGGGGCCGCGTCTGCCGTGGGAACCTGAAGAAGGTGCTCACGGAGATCGTGGTGAGCGAGTGCAAGAGCCGGTTCATCGTCCGGACCACCGGGCAGCTCTACATCACAAAGGAGGACGATGGCATCAACAACGGCGTTACGCTTACCCCGGCGAACGGTCTCCTCCGCTCTGACGAGGAAACTGTTGCCATTCAGGTCGAGACAGACCTTAACTCGCAGAAAACTGGGGAAGCCCGGAAAGAGGATACCATCTCCCGCTCCTGTCTGCTCAACTACAGCATCGCCACCGCCGAGGTCGTGAAGGTTCAGTCCAGCGACCTGAATGGACGGTTCATCGTTGTGAAGGGCAGCCATAAAGGGGGCAGGACCGGAGACTGGAAGACCTCTATGGAGCTGAAGCCGTACTGAGGAGGGATTGCTTATGGGACTGGCTGACGTAAACCGGTACAACTATCAGCGGATTCACGATGACAGGCTCCGGGAGTCCATCTGCGTGGCCGCCACGGTGCAGGTGACAGCCTTTGACCCCGCAAAGATGACAGTGAATGTCCAGCCGCTCTCCAAGCACCTGGAGAACGGAAAGTATGAAAGCCAGCCGCCGATCCTGAAGGTCCCCGTGGCACTCACGCATTGCGGCGGCTTTATCTTCCGCCCCTGGATAAAAGAGGGCGACATCGGCACGGTGGTCTACCTGGACCACGATATGGATGCCACCGTGACCGGAGGCAAGGAGGCCAAGCCGCTGACCGAACGGAACCACGCCACTACTGATGCCATCTTTGTAGGGGCGCTGGTGGCCGGAGATTACACGGTCAAGGGCCTGCCGGACGAAAGCATCTGCATCGCCACCGAGGACGGGAAAATTTATGTTGCCGTCACGAAGGATAAGGTGATCGTGAAGAACGAGGGCACCACCGCTGAGTTCAAATCGGACTCTATTGATATGAAGACCACCATTGTCAATATCAAGGCTGATATGAACGTGGATGGAAAGATTACAGCCACCGGAGATGTGATTTCCGAAAATCGGGTCAGCGGGGCCCATCACACGCACCCAGGAACTGGCGAGCCGTCGTAGTCCGGGACAGATGGAAGGAGTGAGACTGCATGGACAAGAATATGACCTTGTTGATTGACCCGGAGACCCGCGACCTGGTTTTCGATGAGGGCGGCAACTTTGTGAAAATCTATGACGCCGATACGACCGTCCAGAACGTGCGTCATGCGCTCCTGACATGGAAGGCTGAGTTCTTTGCTGATCTGGTACACGGCACCGACTACGAGCGCATTGTGGGCACGAATCAGAACGAAATAGACATCAGCGAGATCCAGGATGTTATCCGGGAGGCCATCTTCCAGGAAAATGACGTTTCCCTGATAAACACGCTCAACGTTTCGTATGACGGGCGGAATGTGACAGCCGAGTTTTCCGCCACGCTCGTCAACGGAGAGACTATCGTATCGGAGGTGACTGCGTAATGGCGAAACCGAGTGAATGGGGCTTGACAGATGCTGGTTTCAGAAGACCGACATATGCGGAGCTGCTGGATGCTCTTGAGTACAAGGCGCGGGAGCTGTTCGGCTCCAAAGCTAATCTGACCGTCCGGTCTCCGCTTGGAATCTTCCTGCGGATATACGCCTGGGTGCTGAATCTTCTGTTCTCCACCCTGGAGGACGTGTACAATAGCCGTTTCGTTGACACGGCAGTAGGTACCAGCCTCCTCCACCTCGGCAGGATGATAGGCATACGGCTCCTTGGAGCGCAGAAGGCTATGGGCTACCTGACGTTCTACGGTGACGATAACGTGGAGGTCCCGGAGGGATTCCTTGCTGAGACCACTGCGGGGATGCAGTACGTCACGCTCAGTTCCGGCGTGATTACGAATGGCAGCGTCACGCTACCCGCATCTGCAGCTGTCGCCGGGCCGGATGGCAACACCGCCGAGGAGACGATCAAAAACATCACGAACCCGAAGCTCGGTATCCGGTCCGTGATAAACGAGAAAGCCTTCGAGGGCGGCAGGAACACGGAGACTGACGATGAGTTCCGAGAGCGGTATTACAGGTCTGTGGACTTCGCTGGCGGCGTGAATATTGACGCCATCATAGCGGAAGTTTTAGGCAGCGTGGAAGCTGTCATCGCAGTTGCCGGCGAAGAGAACGACACAGACTTTGAGAGCAAGACCGGGTTGCCCCCGCACTCCTTCGAGGTTGTGGCCTATGGCGGTCTCGATGAAGACATAGCGAGGGCCATCTACCGCCGGAAAGCTGCTGGCATCCAGACCTTCGGCAATACGACAGTCCCGGTTGTCACTGCCTCCGGCAGCATCTACGATGTCCACTTCAGCCGCCCGGCTCCCATCGGCGTGTGGGTCAAGGTGTTCAACCTCGTGACCGACAGCAAGTTCTCTCTGGATGGCATTGAGCGGATCAAGCAGGCCATCATCCGGCACATCGGCGTGAACACTCGCGGCGGCCTGAACATCGGCCAGGACGTCATCAACGTGACCCTGCCTACGGTTGTCCTGAAGGTGCCTGGTGTAGTGGACTTCGACCTCCAGATCAGCTCTGACGGGGAGAACTTTAGCTGGAAGAACATTGAAATCGCCGCAAGGGAGAAGGCCGTCACCGATGAAAGCATGGTGATCGTGGAGTGAGGAATTATCTATCTGAAATGCTGTATGCGCTGACCAGCGCCTATAGCCGGAAGGACTACGATAACCATAAGCAGGGCCTCCCGCTGGAGACGAACATTGGCAAGCTGTTCTCGCTGTTTGCGTGGGGCTTGGACATCGTTGATGAAAATGCAGATCTGGTGAAACAGTGGGACGACCTCGAACAAGCGAAGGGGGCCGTCCTGGACAGATACGGGGCCAACTGGGGTGTTCAGAGGTTCAGCGAGAACGACGCCCTCTACCGTCTCGCAATCCGGGTCAAGATTCTGTCCCAGCTCTCCGGCGGTGATACCGATACAGTTATCAAAGCTGCGGCTGAGCTGCTGGGTGTGGAGTATGCAGATATTGGCTTT